ACATGCGCACGCTCGACCGCTGGCTGGCGGCGGTGGGCGTGAATTACTGAGCGGCGCGGGGCGCGGATCGGGAGCGCCACGCGAATCCCGCGCAGATTCCGGCGCAGACGAGGAAGGCCGGCGGCAGCCAGGCGAGGGCGCGATGGAGGGTGGCATTGGGATCCGCGTGCGGGCCGCCGAGCCGCGCGGTGAGAGCGGCGAACGCCAGGCCGAGGATGCCGTAACCGAGGTTGAAGGCGAGTCCGCGGAAGCTGAGCACGGTCGCGCGCACGTCGGACGGCGCCCAGGCATTGAGGTAATGCGACAGAAAGAACGAGAGGGCGGACATCGCCAGCCCGAGCGGCACGATCACCCACACGCCGGGCCAGGACGTGGCGAATGCCGCGCCGACGAGGCCCACGAGGATTACGCCCGCCAGGCCCGCGAAATTCCGCTGCACCGCCTGGCTCGCGACGAGGCGGCGGGCGATCGGCGCGGCGACATAGGCGAGCAGGGCCATCGCGGAGCCGAGCACGCCGTAGCTGGCCGGCGGCAGATCGATGAGGCGGAAGTAATTGCTCTCGAAGGTGAGGAACAGCCGCACGAAGCTGTCGCCGAGGAGACCCGCGAGCACGAGCAGGAGGACGCGTCGATTCCCGGCGATCCACACCGCGCCGCGCCAGACATTGGCATTCGCCGTCCGCAGCGCCGCGCGCAGGCTTCCCAGCGGAGGGCGGCATTCCTGCAGACCAAGGGTCACGAGGAAACACGGCACCGCCGTGGCGAGTGTGAGGTAGAGCGGCCAGCGCGTGGTCGAGGCCGGGTGCCAGTCTGCGCCCAGCCAGCCGGCGACACGCCCGACAAACGCCGCGTCGTAGCACGCCGCGCCGACGAGCATCGCGACGAAGAATGCCGCGGATTGCCAGCGCGCCAGGCGCACGAGGACGTTGGCCCACGCGGCTTCGCGGCCTTTCGCGGGAAGGGATTCGTAGGCGAGGGCCTCGTCCGCACCGCTCGCGCAAGCCTCCGCCGCGCCGCTCAGGATCCGGTTGAGCACGAGCAGGGGAAAGAGCAGCGGTCCGGTGGGCGCGAAGGCGAAGATTGCCATTTCGAGCACCATCAATCCCGCCGCGGCGACGACCAGGCGGCGGCGGCCGATCACGTCGGCGAGAGCGCCGGAGGGGACCTCGAGCGCGACGATGGTGACGGCCCAGACGACGTTCAGCAGCGCATATTGTGCGACGGTGAGGCCGAGATCGAGGAACAGCACCCCGAGCACGGGGTAGTAGAACCGCGCGTTGAAGAGCACGCGGAACGCGAGGAAGCGCGGGATGTTGCCGGGGAGATCGCGCATGAACGCAGGGCGATGTCGCATCTTTCGCGCCAATTGGCGCCGGGAGAAAATGGGAAACGACGGAGCGTTTCCCTCCACGAGGGATTTAGAACCCGGGATTCGGCGGGCGAGTGACGACTTCCTCGGGCGCGCGCTCGGTCTTCGGAGCGACATTGACCACGCGCACGGTCTCGACGGCCTGCTTCGGCACGACGACGGGCGTGGTGTCCATGATCGTCACGACGCCGATGCCCTCGCCGTTATCCGCCATGGCGCTGTAGTTGATCTGGCGCTTGATGCGCGAGAAGATCCACTCGCCGTTGAACTTCGCGTATTTCGCATTCCACTGGCCCTTCGTGGCGATAATGGGAACGTCGGAGCCGAAGCGCGAGGGCGGCCCGTATTTTGCGAAGAGGTAGTTGCGAATGCCTTCCCAGCCGCCCGCGCTGGCGAGCGTATGGACGCCGGGGCCGTTGAAGTAGCGCAGCTCGAGGCGCACGAGCTTGTCGTTGAAATACCAGGCCTTCAGCTCGGAGATGTTCGCGCTGACGTTGAAGACTTCCCACACGTCGTAGCCGCCGAGTTTGATCGGGATGTGATTGACCTGCTGGAAGAGAGCGAGCTGGCCGGGCCGTCCGCCGATGGTCACGCCGTTGACGTTGAAGTCGAGCAGGATCGAGGCCTCGTCGCCGTTCACGAAATCCCGGACGTGCGGGTTGGTGATGTCGTCGAAGATGCCGAAGTCGATGAAGTCGTCACCCGGACCGCCCAGCACCCAGCCCACGACCGCACCGGCGCCGGTGTGCTCGAAGCCCAGCGCCTGGTAGACCTCGTTGAGGAACACGTGACCGCGGGCCTGCAGCAGCTGGTTGAAATATGCCTGCTGCGCCTGCAGGAACACGCGGTTGTACTCCGGATTGCGCTGCCAATCCTTGCACTGCTCCGCGAAGAATCGCGCGTACTGTGACGGACCCTCGGCCCGCTTGTGGGTGACGGTCTTCGTCTTGCCGTCCTTGCCCTCGACGGTTTCGGTGATCTCACGGGTCCCGAACTGGAACTCGCGGTCGGCGTCGTCGCCCAACTGCTCCCGGACGCGGGAACGGTACTTCTGGAACGCCTGGTCGACGGTCGCGTAGGCCGCGGTCAGCGACGCGTTGCGCTTGTTCAGCGTGATGTGCGAGCCGGTCAGGAGCCCGATCGAGATCATCATCAGACCGGCAGCCGGCGCGTAGAGCTTGGTGACCGCGAGAATCGTCTTGACGCGCAAGACCGCCTGGTCCTTGGCGTACATCTTGTCGTCGTAGCCCTCGGCGTCCGGCGCCGTGGTGCCGCCCATCTGGTGCTGGGTGTGCAGCAGCTCGGAACGATCCTTGAGCTCCTCGATCGGGTCGAGAGCGTCACTGATCTTCATGGTCGCGCGGCACGCGAGAACGGTGGCGCCCACGACGCCCACGACGCCCACGCCGAACATGATCTGCGGCGAGGTCTTCTGCAGGTGCAGCAGCGGACGACCCATCCTGTGGGCCACCGCATCCGGAAGGAACTTCATGGTATGTCCTTGTCTGTTCAGTCGAGGGGAACGGCATCGGGCAGCGTCAGCGTGTATCCATCGCGAACCCTGCGAACATCACTTCCACGGAGGTCAGTCCAGCCCCACTTCTCGTCGATGTAGTCGGAACTCCATCCGATGAGGCTTTTCAAGTCGCGCACGCTGACGAACTCGTATCCCTCGAGAAGTTCGTACATCTTCGTCAAGACGACGTCCGCCTCAACGCGAGTGGCGAACAACAGGTCGTCGTGCGTTCGACGCTGCAGAGACGCATTCGGCTGGCGCACCATGGTATGGCGCCCGACGGGATTGTTGCCCCGTTCGCTGTACCGAGTGTAGTTCGTCGGACCCGGAGAAACGGTCGGTCGATACCCACCCGGTCGGCGCGATCCACGGCTTTCGCCGTACAGCATGCGCTCGAAGAACGTGCTCACCATCTCATTGAGCATGTCTTTGGCCTGAGGAATCAGCACCTCGTTGACCACGTAACTCGTCACGGTCTTGCTGTCGCCACCGATGAAAATATCGTGGATCCGCCGTCCGAGAGGCTTCTTCCGCGACGCGACTTCACCGGTGACGACTTGCTCCACCACCTTGTCGGGCGTGGGTTTGGGAGCACCTGGCTGCGGCCTTCCCGGCAATTCGCTCATGGTCCTCTTTCCTGCGAAAACCTTGAGCCCTTGTAGGGGCTCTCGGGTTTGTCAGTCCTCGGATGCGGGAGTGCTCTTTCGGATCTTCATGCTCTGGAAGGCTTCGATCAAGTCGTCGATCTGCTTGTCGGTGTAGTTGCCGGTGATCTCGCCGACGGCTCCACCAATCGCAACGCTGGCAGTCGTCACCGTGACCTTGTTCAGGGTCGATGACGTGTCCACGTTGTTCTTGATGAAGTCGTTGACGATCTTGGCAGTACCCGCCGCAACGACGTACTTGACGACCTTCTTCACAATCGCAATCTTGTCCATTGCAATTCCTTTGTCGTAGGGTCTCATTATAGACCCTGTAATTCCTGCGAATATGGGAAAGCAGGGGCACAGGCTAGTGGTCACAATTGTCGTTTAAGATTCGCGTTGGTCAAGAGGTGAGACCGGGCCTCTCGCGAATCCCCCACCCGTGGTCTTACTTGGCGCCGAGCACCTTGGCGAACGCGGCCTTCTGCTGGTCCGGAGTCATCTTCGCGAACTCCGCGGGAGTGGGGTTGCGACCCTCCTTCTCCCAGGCCGGACGGTCATCCTTGGCGACGGTGTTGCCCATGATGGACGCCAGCTCGGGACTACTCGTGACGTCCTCGCGGAACTTGTCCTGAACCTCCTTGGGCATCAGAGCCGTCAGGAACTCGATGCCGGCGTTGGGGCTGACCAGGAAGGTCCAGACCAGTTCCTCGATGGCCTGGGACTCCATGATGGTCTTCTTGGCCTCGGGCGTCTTGATGAAGTTGGCGCCGTCCTCTGAGCGAACACCCGCGGCCATGCGGATGATCTCCTTGTAGGTCTCCACCAGCACCGGGAGGTTGTTCGTCTTGGCCGCCTCGAGGAGGTTCTTGTGCCAGACCTCCAACTTGAGCTGCAGTTCCGCGATCTCGAGCTTGGTCAGGTGGAAGTAGAAATCTTCGGTGTGCTTCACCCCGTTGAAGTCTTCCCACGTGAGCGTCTTCTTGAGCATGATTCTCCTACATGCAGCGATCGTAGTCGCGGATCGGGTTCTTGTTGTACGAAATCTGGATGGCCGGCTGATTGGTATTCAGCAGAGTCGCCGTGAACTTCACGTCCAGCAACTCGTCGGTGTTCCAGCCGAAGCTGTCCGAGAACTCGGTCGGCTCGAGGCCGATCTTCTCGTAGAACTCCGACAGGGACGCATAGTAAAAATGGTTGACCTGGTGGTTGATCTCGTTCTCGGCCCTCTTGATCTTCTCGACTTCGCTCTTGAAGAAACGCCCGGACAGCGAGTCGAAGAACAGCACATCGGGGCCGACGATGATGATATTCTGGTAGCCGCCCTTTTCCTCCATGCGCTCCTTGGCCAGCTCGGAGCGCATCTTCTCTTCCTTCTGGGGGCCGAGCGTCTCGACGACCTTCTTCTTGTAGCCCTCGGCCAGTTCCTCCGAGAGCTTGAATGCGGCCGTGATCGCCGCAGTACGCCGGGTGCCGATACTGTTGGCAGCGATGATGCAGGTCACCGTTCCCGCCAGCACGACGGCGCCAGGGATGAAGTCCTTGTAGTACTCCTTGACGAGCTCCTTCGTGGTTGGAGTCGCCTCGTCGAACCTCTCGGTCACGTCGATGCCCACACGAAATGCAGCGCGGCCGGTCAGCACTGCGGACGTAACGGCGCCGGCGACACCCAGACCGGTCAGGATTCCGGTAGAATTGTCGATGACGAACTTCTCTGCAGCCTTCAGAAACAACTTCACGTTCATGGTCTCTCGCTTCTTACTGGTAGTGATGTCCGCCGAACATGAGCGCGATCACCGGGAGAGTAATGCCGATCATTGCAGCGATGGATATGGCGATCGCCACGGCCACCCACACAGGGACCTTCATGTAGTGACTCTCCTTCGCGCTGTGCCTAGACATGTGTCAGATCGATCTGTCGCGAAACTCCCATCATGGTCATGGTGTACGACAGCGTACCGTGGCCGACCATGAACACCTTCGTGTCGCTCTGCACGAGCAACGCCTGCGTGTTGTCCTTGACGGAGGCGACATTGGCGCCGGGCTTGGCCAGGTTGTCGAACGAACCCCTCCAGTAGGTGATGGTCGTGCCCTCGTTCGTCATGGTGATCACGATGGACTTGCCCTCGACGGACGCGCGGATCGTCACGCCGTTGCTGTCGCCCTCGTAGGCGCCGTCCAGCGTGGGGGCCTCGACCGGCACGACGGACGCCTTGGGCTGCGGGGCGCCGGCGTTCTCGAAGCTGCTGTGGCCGTCCGGGCCCAGCGAGAACACGTAGAGCATGGCCAGCACGCCCGCGACGATCACGCCGCCGGTCAGAATCGGCCAGTACTTCTTCAGCAGGTGCTGCATGACATTTCCTCTTCCTGTACGGGACAGCCCCTGATCGGAGCGTGTTCGGTTCCACACTCATCGCACAGCACGATGAGACATTCCTCGGGGATTTGAATTTCATACATGAGACCCTCCAAAAAACCTAAGCCCCTGTTGGGGGCTCGGTTGTCGGTCTACTTGTCGTCGGCCTTGAGTGCGTTCACGGCGATCTGGCAGGCGGCGTTCAGTACAATCGTGGCGCCAACAATAACGCCAGCAACGATGAGCGTGTCCTTGATGATTCCACCTGCGATCTTGGCGATCTCAGCAGTTTCCTCAACGGAGGTCTCAACGACCTGGGTCTTGTTGTCGTCCTTCTTGACGAGCGACACCTGGACAGCACGGTTCTTGAACCACATGGCTTATCCTTTCGTAGGGTCTCATTATAAGCCATGTAAATCTTGCGAGTCAGTGGTGGTGCACGGCTAACCACATCACCGCGGCCAGAACGAATCCCAGCCCGATCAGCCACGTGATCAAAATGGCAATGGCTAGCTTCATGTCGTTCATAGGCCCGCGGGGACGATCTTCTGCAGAAAATAGATCCACGCCAGAAGAACAATCGTCACGATGACGATCCAGAAAATGATCCTGCCCATGTCATCCTCCAAAACCTAAAGCCCTTGTGGGGGCTTTAGGATCGATTCGCGGGGTGGGGTCAGTCCTCGTTGAGCGCGAGGTTGGCAGCGGCTTCCTTGCGGGCCTTGCGCTGGTCGAACTTCTTCCACACGTAGTTCACCGTGGCGTACACGGCGAACCCGGTGGCAGCAGCAGCGATCAGCTGGGCGGCAAGACGGCCGTTGTCTTCCTGGTTCTCGTCCATGACAGTTCCTTTCGTCGGGTCTCATTATAGCCCTTGTAAAACTTGCGAATCCCAAAAAATATAAGCCCCGTAAAACTCGAAAAACCTTAAGACGTGTTTTCGGGTCACACGTCTTAAGGCTTCGAGATTCCTCTGGTCGTACAGTTCACACGATCTTCTTCAGAAGGCCGAACGCCTTCGATGCGATCACGTGCGCACGCTCGTGCTGGAGGATCAGCAGCAGTCCAGCGAGGTGCGCCACGATGGGAGCAGCCACAACCAGGTTTACCTTCTCCTTGGAACGGAGTTCGTATGCCTTGGTCACGGCCGTCAGCATCGCGGCGTAGTTCTCGGTGTACTCGGGCTCATCATCCATCATCTGATACGTACGCATGATCATCGCGTCGAAACCGGTCTTGACTTCGTCTTCAGTGCGCTTGAACATGGCTTATCCTTTCGGTGGTCTCACTATAAGCCATGTAATTCGTGCGATTACTGGAGCGGCTGTTCTCGCTTCACGTTCAGGGTGACCTGGCCACCCTCCTTGAATATCGGGTTGACCGCAGTGCCCACGACCCTCATGCCAGTCGCCGTACCGTCGGGATCCTGCGTGATCACCAGGTCGCCCAGCGTGTTCTGGATCTGGTAGTTCTTCGCGCTCTTCCCGAGCAAGGCGCCCAGGAACGTGTCGAAGGCCGTCACGATCGCTGCCACCACCGAGGCGTCCTCCCAGTGGAGGATGAGCCCCAGAGTGATGACGAACGCCGCGCCAGCGGGCAGCACGACCAGTGCGATCCACTTCAGGAAGTCGTACAGCTTCGGCGGCAAGGAAAAGCCGTTGTCATCCACTTCGTCTTCGCCCCTTCTCTAGCTCTTCAACTCTTCTCTTCAGGATGGAGTTCTCGCCCTCAAGAAACGTGATCCTGTCCTGCAGTTTCTTGATTTCCGCTTCCTGCCGCTCGATGGTCTCGATATCCATCTTGCGTGCACGATTGTAGGCTTCGGTCTCCGCCTTGGTTCGTTCATTCGCGGTGCTGGCGTCAGCGCTGGATTGCGCAGCCTTCCTAGCCGATCGACCTGCCAATGCTGCTGACACAAGGCCGATGGAAGCTACTACTGCACTGCCAACCCAGTTAAGATCGTCCACCACTAATCACCGCCGTTTGGTCCGGGTTCAATAAACCAGAAACAGCCCACCACATGAAGGCGAGCAATCCCCACAGTACCACCCCGGACACATTGGCCGATACCTGATAGAACAAATATCCTAGCAAGTACGTGGCGCACCATGCCGCAGAGATACCTGCGAGAAGCATATATCCCCAGGCTTCGGATAGTGGCGGCCATCTCGAAGAAATCATGACGAGGACACCGCACGTGACAAACACCCCACCCCAAAAATGAAGTGGGGCAATTTGCAACAACACGGTCAAACCAGCGTCACGAGCGGGATTTCGCGGACCGAAACCGTAGGCCCACCCGATGATGGAGTACATGATTCCGGCGACCATGAGGATGGTGCTGTGACGCTTCCACGGACGTAACCCCCAGAATTTCTCCCGGAAAGTCAGTTTGTGGTTCTCTTCCACAGCCCCTGAGTCTTCACCCATGGTTCAGCCACCTTCCATATTCCTCCGGACCGTACGAACGGAACCGCACGTTTCCACTGGCCACTCACAAGAACGCGGGCGCCAGCGACAAGGTCTACTTGAGTTCGATCCGAATAGGAACCCCACCCAACCGAATTTCGACTACGTCCCCAAATATAGTACGTAGCACCCGGAGAAAGGCCCGTAAGGGTAAACGTGCCAGACGGATCGCTAACGAACGTCGTGGGGCTGGAGGGGTTGGTTCCGTATCCAAGCTGCCGTTCCAGTGTTGGCGGATTGTTGTCATTCTCGTCGAAATCATACGTGACGATCATCGATGTCTGAGCGGCAGCGACCTGAGCAAGTTCAGGCGCCCGGGGAACGGTCCAGGTGACGCCTTCGGCCCGTGCCGACCAATCGCCCCATCCTACGGAGTTATGGCCACGAGCCCAGAAATAAATCAGGTCGCCTGAGCTGAATCCACCAATATCCGACGTGCCATTCGAATCCACATAGGTCGGAGGACCATTGGGAACGCTGTACGCGATCTGCCACGTGTCGACTGTTGATCCGCCGTCGCCATTCCCCGTGAAAACTATGTGGAACGCGCTTGTCGACGTTGGAGTGACACTATTGATCGTCGGCGGAGGTGGAACAGTCGAACGTTGAATGAATTGATCGAAGTTTGTCGTCGGCCAACCGAGCCCGGCACCTTCGATCGTGAACCTAACAGTCTGACTGGTTCCGACGTTGACTTGTCCGAAATACTGCCAGTTTCCGCCGCGAAGTAACCTAAACTTTTGGCGATTATAGGTGCCATTTGCATTGTACGACCACCACTGATCGTTATTCCACGTATCCGGGCCGGTCTTGAACCAGAATTCGACAGAATATCCCAGATCTCGGATCATCATGGTCGATGATCCACCAATACCGAGCAGATAGTCCGTCATGGCAGGATCTTGAAGTAAATATCGCCGTCAACGCCGCCCACGGGATCCGCGGTTCCCGAACTGATTCCTGCCGCTGTTCGAGCCGCGGACTTGGACTGAGGAATCAGGTTCAGAGCAATCGCGACCTCATCCCGAGTTCGATTGATCTCTTGGGCGCCGTCTTTGACCTTGTCGGTATCGGCCACGAGAGGAAGACCTGCAGCAGCCGCCAAATCGCCGATGGCCACAAGGGCCTCCTTTCTACTGAGTCGACCAGTATTCAGTCGAACCGAACAGGGTCCATTCCACGTCGTACTTCCACGATGCCCACGTGCCTGGCGCCACATAATCCTTGCGAATGAGCGAAGGATATGACGCATAGCCGCTGGCGTCGTCCTTGAAGATTTGCTCCACCACACGCATATACGCCGTGCCGCCGTCAGAACCTTGGATCTCGACGACGTCACCCAGATTGTAATCACGCTCGTACACGTAATTGCTGTTCTGTGCGACTTCCCCGTCGTACACATTGATGGATTGTGACCGACTTAGTTCCCCTTGTCCCAATTGGGTCAAATATGCCGGTACATCCACCAAAGCCATCCCCTCGGGAATTTGGGTGATGGTCACGATCTTTGTTTTCTGTTGGAAACCGCCCCCCGACAGAGCGATATCCGGAACAGTGACGTACACACTGATGTTGGCGTCGTTATTGTCCGCGTCCTTGTAGGAGTAGACCATCCACACCGTGTTGACGTACTCTGACTTGTCCACGAGATTCGTGGTATCAATCAGGTTCGCCATGTCGTGCGAGAATATGACTGGCGTATACGTCGTTTGGCGAGTCGTCCGATCGCAGCCCTGTACGGATTCGAAATATAGCTTCGAGGCGTTCGGATCCTTGTAGAAACGGAATCCCACGTCGTACTGCGTCGTCAGCGTCTGGAAGGCCGCATACAAGTTCATGGGCTTGATGGACCACTGGAAATCCGACGGATATGTGACCGAGATGTTCTCGGCAGGATAAAGCGACGGAGTACCATCCGGCTGCAAGAATGGGATGGTGTCGCCAGGGTCCAGAGGATCCGTCGAACACTGTCGGAAGAAGTAATATGTCAACAGCTCAGGAGGCGCCGCACCGATAGTGTCCGAGGACACTGAGATCATTCCGGTGGTGATGTTGAGTGCGGCGCAGAGACGCTTTTCCAGCAAGGAATTCAGGCAACGCCCCGTGATCTTGAGAACGTTGCCCTTTTCCACATCATCGACTTCTTCGACCTTCTCGATGATCATGACACGCTTGGATTGCGTGATCGAGAGCATCGCATCGGCAACGAAACGCCGCCGGTTGTTGGGGGTTGCCAGCGTCTCGAGCGTGAAATCCCCCATAGTGGACCAGCGTTCCGTCCAAATGAACGAAATATACTGGTCCACGACGTCAATGGGTCGGAGCAACGCGTCCAGAATGAAGATATCCATTACAGACCTCCATACCTGACCACGTATTCCAAAACATAGGGGACAGGATCCCCCGGAGCATAAATGCGGAATTGATTATCGCCTGGGAACAGCTGAATCCAGTTTGACTGTGCAGAGCGCCCGTACAGCAGAGAACTCGCCACCCCAGCCCGAGTTCGCGTGATGCCCTTGGCGCCTTGCAGAGAACTGATGACCAACACGTCGCCCGCCAGCAACGGCGCGGAGAAATCCAGCTGGCGGATTGCGCCGCTCTCGTCTGACACATAGATCGAGAAATCGGACATTGCACGGTTCACATTGAGCGTGACGACCGTGTCCGTCTCGACCGAGCCAGGATATGCAATGAGAGTGTTTGTCGTGGTACTGACCGTTGAGCCTGACAAGTCCACGATGCGCGGATCCGTGAAGTCGGGCATGTAACACATGATGGATACCGAGATGATGGGCGTCTGTGTGAACAGCGTGGAGGGCATTTTCTCCACCACGCCATTGATATCCACGTAGAGCCCATCATCCTGGTAGAACCGCAACTTGATCTGGCTCTTCGGCAGGAAATATGCGTAGAGTGCCTGCCGAAGAGCCGTGTACGTGCTGGTATCCGGATCGAGATCGAGTTTCAGCACGATGTTGCGTGGTCCACGCTTGGCAGTCTGAAAGACTTCTCCATCCTGTCCTGCGTAGCTCGAGCTGGTGAGGATAGCGTCCACGGGGTCGAGACCGTCGATATCGGCCACCACGTATTCACTGTCATCGTCATCCAGCGGAAACGTCATGATATTTCCGCGGCTGTTGGTGACCTCAACCTTCGTGAGCACTAGCTACCCTCCCTCGTCGCTGATACCAGGTTCTTCGTCTGACGGTAGATCTCTGCCGTAGACAGTGCCTTCGGCGAATTGTTGATCTGGGTGTAATTATAAGTGGCGCCCGAGCCGTTCGTCCCGTCCGTGGTATCCGTCGTGTCACGGTTGCTTTCAAAACCACTATTGGCACTCTGGGCACTAGACCGGGTCGAACCCACAGCCAACGGCTGCAAGCTCAAAATATCGCTGATCGAGCTTGCGTCCTTCTGGACCTGCGACAAGTCCAACACCGGCGTAATCGTCGGGTTGAAATCGCCCAGTTCCGTGCCAAGAGCCGCAGCCAGACCTGTCAAGGGCTTCATCATGCTGTCCAGCGTGTCTTGCGCGACACCACCGGCCGCATTCGCCATCAGATGTCCGTATCGGTCGAAACCGACCACGCCACCCTGCACGATCATCTCAGACAGCCAGATCGCTTCCTTCGCCGGAGAATTCACGCCGAAGAAGTGCAATACTTCATTCCAGGCTTGCTGAGCCATGGCCAACAGCTTACCGCCGACACGGCTGGCGAACGTACCCAAACCGTTGACAGTGCCTTGAATGATGGCCTCGGCAAGATTCGCACCCGCGTTGCCCATTTCTGGACCACCGGCGCGAATCGTCGCAGCAAGGCTGTTAATGAAGTTGATCGCGGTGTTCTTGGCTGCTTCCGCAACCTTGGCTGCGTTTTGCCCAATACCCTGGATGAACGCGATGACAACATTTGTGCCCGCATCGATCATGTCCCTCAGGTGAGCCGCGATCCCGTTCAAGAAACTGATCAGGATCTTGGAGCCCGAGTCCACCATCGACGGCATGTGCTCTGCGATGACCTGCAGCAGCCGATCGAGCAATTGGTAAATCGTGTCAACGACCTTGGGAATGACGTTGACGATCGCGTTCAGCAGAGAATCCATGACCGCAGTCATGGCGTCGAGCATCTTCGGAGCAGCTTGCGCGATGGTGAGCGTGAACGCCACAAGCCCCAGCGCCAACTGCGTAGCGACGTAGGGGATTGTCGTGGCCAGACCCAGAATTGCCGCGATTGTCACTGCGATAGCAGCGGCGCCCACCGTAGCCAAGATCGACAGACCAGTTGCGAACGCGAGAACACCCACACCTGCTGCGGCAATACCAATGCCCAACAGGGTGACTGCGGCGCCCAATGCAACGATCACAACCACAACTGGGGCCAGAACAAGGCCTGCAGCACCCAGGATGACAAATATCCCCGCAAGCCCGACAAGACCCGCGATGATATCGCCCCAGCTCATCGCACCCAGTTCCTTGAAGACCGGGATAAAGAGAGCGAGCGATGCAGCAGCGACTGCCAGAGCCAACGACCCCGGCAGTGTCCCATCCATCACAACAAGAGCAGCAGCGATGATGATCAGAGACCCGGCAAGGGTGATGAGCCCCTTCGCGATCTCTTCCCAGCTCATCTTAGCCATCTTGCCGAGAACGTTCCCGACAATCTCCAACGAGGCAGCCGTCACGAGGATAGCTGCAGCGCTGAAGATGGCGCCCTGTGGCAGCAGAGCCAGAGCGGTACTGATCGCAAATATGGACCCACCCAGAACAGTCAGACCTCGACCAATCTGGTCCCATTCCAAGCTAGACATCTTCTTGACGGCATCAGCAATGATCTCGAGCGCTGTACTGACGATCAGAACACCCGCGGCCTTGAACACTGCCCCCTGAGGAAGCAGATTCATCGCGCCGGTCAGAATGCCCAAACCACCTGCAACGCCAGCGAGGCCCTTGGCCATGCTCTTCAGGTCGAACTTTGAGAAATCACTGACAGCCAGCGCGAGGATTCGCAGACCGGTTGCCAGAAGAATGATGCCGGCGCCTTGGGTGATACCACCCTTGTCTGCTTCGGCGAATTTGGTGAACAACGTCAGCGCTGCAAGGAGCGTGCTGACACCCACAAGGCCCTTAGCTAGCTCTTCCCATCCCAGGCCACTCAGTGCTTGCACCGACGTGACCAGGATACGAACAGCTGCAGCCATTAGTGTGAGTGCGGCGCCGCTTCGGATCATTCCCGGTGCGGCAGCGTCCATACCCTTGCTGACCAAGATCAAATCGCCCAGCAGAACTGTCACCGCGATTAAACCCTTGGTGAGTTCATTGAAGGGCATCCTGCCGAGGGTCGCTACGCTGATCGACAGAACATCGATCGCTGCGGCCAGCAAGATCAATCCGGCAGCAAGTACTCCTATTTTGAGCGCTGAACCCGTGGTCGTGATTTTGTTGAAAGCAAAGAACGCCGCGCCAAGCTGAGCGAACAAACCAGCGATGGCAGCGGAGCCTCGAGTCAGACCTGCGGCATCGATCTTGGACAGACCGATCAAGGCCAGTGTCAGAACACCCACTGCAAGAGCAATGCCGAGAAGTGCTGTGGCATTCAGAGAATTCTGCATGCCCTTGAGAGCGCCAGTGAAGCCCTCAAGCGCCTCAGTGATTCCCTTGAACAGGCCCCCGCCATCATTGAAGATGCCCGTAGCCTTCTTGACGAAACCCTTGATCTGCAGGATCAGAGCAGCGAAAACTCCGGTCCCAATGGCTTTGAGAACCGAGTCGAAGTCGAAACCGCCGGAGAAGACGCCTCTAATCGCTTCACCAACGCCGCTTGCCCACTGAATGAACTTCTGCGTGATCTGGCCAATCTTGTCGGCAACTTCTTGGAACACATCGCCGAGGTGAGACCAGAATCTTTCGATCTTCTGCCCAAGCTCCTGCAGCGGGGACAGAACTTGGGTCATTCCGCCAACGGAGTTCTTGAGAGCGTCTCCGCCCTTGTTGGCGTTCTTGAACAGCTCACCCAGTACAGAAGACAGCGCCTTGAACAAGGCGATCGGCACTGCAAGGATCTTCTCGAGCCCATCGAAGAACTTCGTGAAGCCTTGGCCATCCTCAATCGCCTTGTGGAGTGCGACGAGGAAGTCACCGACCCGAGCGGTGAATCTGAGGAAACCGCCAGATCCCTCAGTCAACTTTCCGATCAGATCGCCGATAAACCGGGCGCCTGCCTTGATGAGATCCCAGCCAATTCCCAGGATCGCAAAGAACCCGGCGAATGTGCGCTTGATCTCATCAGCAGTATCTGCTCCTATTTTGAGCTTTGCCGTGAAGTCTCGAAATGCGGCCGACAGATCAGCAAGGTTCTTGCCGGTCGTCGGCGGGAAGATCTCGACGAAAGCGTCCTTGATCGGCTTGAGAATGCCGAGCAGCGCATTGAAGGCGTTCGTGATGCCATCAATGACAGCTGTTCGACCACCGAGGTCCTTCCACTGCTGCAGCATTCCATTGAAAGCCTGGAACGAGTTCTGGATCATTCCACCCAGAACATTGTTCACATCAGTGAAGAGACTCTTCGCTTCGTCGAAGTTACCAAAGACAATCTGCCAAGCCTGTGCCCATCCAGAACCCACAGCCTCACGCAGAGTGTCGAGCAGCTGAGACATGGTCTTGACCTTGGTGGCGGCATCCACCGCGGTCTTGGCCATCTCTTGGATGCCCTTGATTTGCTGCTGGGTGTAGCCCATCGACTTGAGCTGATCGTCGGTGAGCTCACCCGTGAACTTGCTGAGTGTCTCTGTCAGGATCTGACCGGTCAACCAGCCCTTTTGGAGGCTGTTCCGGAACGATCCTTCGTCCTTGATAATCTTATCGACGGCAACACCATGCACTCGAGCGGTCTCCACCAGAGCTTCCTGGAAGACCTTACCGCCCATGCCAGCATTGACGACGCTGTTCCAGTCTTCCAACGTGACCTTGCCCGCGGCCAGAGCCTGCGAGAGCTGGTACATCGCTGTAGAAGCCTGTTGCGCGTTCGAGCCTGAGATCGCAGCAAGGTTAGCGATACCCTTGATTGCCTGCGTCGCGGTATCCAGACTCACACCGGCAGCCGTGAAGGTACCGATGTTCTGCGTCATCTGCTGGAAATTGTAAATCGTCTGGTCTGAATAGTGGTTCAGATTGTTCAGGGCGTCATTGACCTTGGCGAGGCCTTCGGCGCCCTTCAGACCAGTATTGGCGAGAATGGTTTGGATCGAACCTAGCTGATCCTCATACTCGCTAAAACCTTCCATGATCGGGTCGATCGTCAACGACTTCGCGAGGCTGAGGCCCGCGTCGACTGCTCTGTTGACGATATTCGATAGCGCGGTGATCGCAGCGATCTGGAGAGCACTGAATTTTGCCGCAAGCGCGGAAACTTGGTTCTGCGGCTGAGATGTATCTATCTTGTTGAGCGAACTGTTGACACCTTCGAGACCCTGGGAGGCACCCTCCAGTTTCAGCGCCTTGTTCAACGCCTGAAGGAGTGACATCAGGTTGTTGGCACCACTGGCGAACGCTTGACTGTCGAGAGTCATACGAACAATACGTTCTTCAATGTTGCTCATGCAGAAGTCACCGCCTTCCATACAGTGTCTCGGATGCTGTCAAATATAGGACGCATGGCCGGATTGATGTAGTCCCGACCTTGAATATAACCGCCGGTTCCCGTGCCGTGACCATATTGGATCATCAGCGCGACAGGGAATCCGTTTTCCACATCGGAGTTCGTCCACCCGATGAGAACTTTTCCTGCAGAATGCTCGATCTGATACCCCCATGAATTCGCGGCTAGGCCGGAATCGCGTGGAGTCGATGCGATGAGTGCGTGGACTCCCTTTTGGGCTTCCTGTTCGCAGATCTTCGCAATCGCCGAATCGATCTTCGTCATCTGCTGCAGGAATTTCAGCGTTTTGCTGAAATCGCCTGAGGACGAAACGGAGAACACACGTCCTCCTTAGTCACTCAGTCGCGTGATGATGAAATCGCAGCGGTTGCCGAACGTGCCGTCCGCTTCATCGGTCGAGTTCGCCGACAGCGGCTGATACGCTGCGCCCACCGTGTCGCCAGCAGAGAAACGACGCTGAACAACGGCAGCTCCTGCCGCGAGTGCCGGGGCATTGCAGTACTTGGTGGCGCCAGTGGTCGTGTTGTCGTTGACCATCTTGACGATATACAGCGCGGCCGTGACGCTGCCGGTCGTGGGAATGTTGGCTTGGATCAGGTACTCACCATCCTTGTTGATGGTGACCCGTCGAGCAGTCGCGAGTCCGTTGACCGGCATGCTGAACCATTCGTGATCCGGATTCCACACGTCCGGGCTTGTGGTGTCTTCGGTAGTCCATGGAATCGGCGTCTCGGCGCCCGATGTGTATGTCGTACCGGTCGTCTTGTACACACGGCACTTGGGCAGACGCTTGTGCGCGTTCCGGCCGAGGCCCATCCATGTGTTCGTAGCTGTCTTGACGAGCCGGACAGCCCCGTATCCAGGATATGCGATGTACGAACCGTTCAACGTAACGCCAGCAGCGCCGACCACCTTGGCGCCACCCACGCCAATAGAAAGAACCTCCACAACAGAACCCACCGGGAAAGCCACCGTGGCATTCGCCGGAATCGTGACCACCACGTTGGTTGTCAGCGACGAATTGTTGACTGCGACGATCTTCGATTGGTCCGTCAACGCCAGTGTGACGGCAGCAGTGACCGTCTGCGAAATGGTCGTCAGAACCAGTGCCGCAGCCTGAGCATCGAGCTGTGACTTCTGAATCAGATCGTCTGTCGCCGTACCAGCCGCAGCTTTCGCACGTCCGTCACTAAGTCGCTTGACGAACTTGTCTGCAGTTGCCGCCGTATCTCCGTCAGTGTACTTGACAAGACTGCTGACACTAACACCACCAACCAACGCTGAGTTGGCGGCGGTGCCAAGAATAGGCAGATAGTTGCTCGCGAAAGCCACCGGAAGGTCGACCCAATGGCTCGTGCCGTTTCCGATCTTGATGATGCCGGTATCGGTCGTGACGCCAAGTTCACCATCTCCCAGAATGACGTTGCTGGTAGCCCAACTCGCCGCAGTGGCGCGCCGTTGCTTCATTTGCGTACCGACTGCCATTACGCCGCACCTCCGTCGATGGTCTGATCGACCGTAGTAGTGGGTGTACCGGCGTCGTAGCTCGCGAAGACCGGTGTGAGTGGTGAACCTGCGTCGTACACCGTATCCGCGTACGAATCGAACATGAAGAACAGCTCGTCCGGCGCCGGAAGCGACGCATCAGTCGTATCAGTACCGTAGAGAAGATCTTCGAGATCCTGCAGAAGCCCCGAGGGAATATCGCGAGTATCGATGTAAAAATGCGCTGTCGGCCTATAGCCGCTGACAGCAACACCACGCGATGTGATCTTCCAGCTGAACGTCAAAGGCTCTATCTGATCGGACAGGGTCTTGTACGCTCGGTCAGACGGCTCAGCCGTGAGATTGTAGAGGAAATGGATCTTGTACGCCGAATCCAATCCCAGCAGATCGTCGCCGATCTTGGTGCGATACACCATGTTGAACGGCTTTCGCCGCTGTTTGGTGATACGCAAGCCATTGTCGGCACGAGCAGTGCCATCACAGCGCTCGAATTCGGTAGGATACGTGTAAGCTTCGAGTGTTCCTTCGAATTCTTCTGGCGTGCTTCGATTGCTGATCTTGACGCCATCGAGATACCGGGGTGAGGATTCGCCACCGGACTGAGTGTGACTGAAACCCACCAGTCCATTCCAAGGAACGCCAGAAAGGCCGTTGATGTACAACACGGCTCGATCGGCGCCAGCCTCGAAGAAGCGTTCGCCAGTTCGATCCCAGTCCAGTCTCGTCATCGCACCTCCTTACCCGGTTGTGTTGTATTGCGCCAGGCGCTGACGATTCAGTGCGCGACGATCCGCCAGATTCGGCTTGGTTTTCTTCGGCGGGGTGTTCTTGAGGTTGATGACACGAATCAACGTGATCAACCGGTTCAAATGCCAGTGCTGAAACTCCACCGGCACGTTGAGCGAGATCATCCAGTAGTAGATTAGCTCGGTCGTGATGATTTCCCGGGATGGCGCCCCCTGGGAATCCTGCCGAAACGTCGTCGCGGTGGCCTCATCGAGAATGTAAGCCTGGATCTTCTCGATGTGCTGTTGAACGAGTTTGGAGAAAACCTCCGGAGGCAATTCACCCTCGAGAATCATGCATCGAATGTAGGAAATCGTCTGTTCGGAAGTCTTCTCTTTCTTGGAGAGAAACGCTTCCTTCCAGATTGACTCCCATTTTGACGCGGAGACCAAGGAATGCTCGAGCTTGACCTTGACAGACTCCGTAAGGAACCTGTCATCCTCTTCGTCGAAGGATTCCTGCATGACGACGTCGAGTTCGAGCATTCCTTGCCTCCTGTCTCATCACGAGTAGATGATTCCCCACTGAGTCTGCTGCTCGGCCGGGAACTTGTAGCCAGTGGCCGGCTTGGCCTTGACCAGCTTGTTGGACGTGATCGGGCCGAAGTCGCCGGCCGGCACGAGAGCGCCGTCGATGTAGTACTCGACACCCGTGACGGACGGGATGGTGATGAGATCGGTCGATGCGTTGTACGTCGGCGCCGTCGGAGTGGCCGTGGTCAGCGTGCCGGCCATGATCATGATGACGTCGGCCGGGCTGGGCAGCCGCGGGTCGTCCGCGATCGTGCCGTACAGATAGCCCTCGAGGGTGGCCAGCTTGGCCGGGTCCGTGCCGATGCTGCTGATCGTCATCGTCGAGGTCGGCTTGTAGGTCACACCGAGCACGGTGCCGACCGCCACCGGAGTGGTGGACACGCCCCACGAGAATCCGATCGGCGACGGGGTGTCGTTGACGGTGGCGAACGCCTTCTCCGAGGGAGCCGCCAGGGCACCCCAGATGAGGTGCAGCTTGTAGCCGTACTCGTTCCCGTCCACGTCGTTGCCCACGATCGTGCGGTAGCACAGGCCGAACGTCTTGCGCGGCTGCTGCCCGATCGTCACGCCGGGAGTCGGCGACGCCGTGCCATCGTTCTGCTCGAACTCGACGGGGTAGGTGAAAGCCTCGATGGTGCCATCGAAGGTCTCGGCCGACAGCAGGTTCAGGTACACCTGGTCATCGGCGTACTGCTTGTTGGACTCGGCGCCACCCGGGCTCTCCGTGACGGTCGTGAGGCCGTTCCACGCCACACCCGGGGTGTACTCGCCGGTGTCGTCGAGCTGGTAGAGCACGCCCTGCCGAACACCGGTCTCGAACGTGCGCTCACCGGTCTTGTCCCACTGAAGAACGGTCATGCCACTTCCTTTCAGAAGTATAGGTTGAACACATCGTGGTTCAAACCGTTAGCTGCAAAATTGCGTTCATGAACGCACGAAGACAGTGCCGCAATGGCGTTGAACGCCGTGTCATCAGGATTCGTGGATATCAATGTCAGTTGGTATTGCTTTGTCACCGTGTACGGCTTGTCGTTTGCGAACTTAGTATCCGCGCGTGCGCGCTCATACACGATAGCGGGGTAATCCATCTGCACATCATCGGGAGGTTGGAAATATACGTTCGGAACGATTCCCTTAAGAATCAACTGCAGCCGATCCCGGCGGTCCATTGTATACACCTCCCAACCTCAGCAGAAGGCGGGGGTGCTGTATGTCGACTCCTGCGACTTTCCACAGCACCCCCCGCCATTCCACATACCGAATGGCAGACAGATTCTCGCTGGCGTGCGCGTCAGAGACAATGGAAATCTGCGTTGACGTGTGAAACTCGCTGTTGACGCTCTGCGAGTTGTCCGCCGTCTTGTAGTTCTGGACTTCATCACCGTAATATTCCCGGTAATAGACGTCCACGGCATGCACGCCGTTTCCTTTGTCATTGGTCTGACCGAAACCGACCTTGCCGTAGAACCGTGCCATTCGGCTCCTCCCGTTACGACTTGGTGAACTCCCAGTCCGCGTCCGTCAGGTGCGGGAAGTAGTAGCCGGTGTTCGGCGTGGCCACGATTGCCTGGGTCTGACCGGTGGTCAGCGCCGTCTGCGCACCGGCGGACAGCGTGGTGCCCGCGGCACCCAGCGGACCAGTCGCCTGGGTCTTGTAGGTGACGCCGGTGACGGACGGGATGGTGATGACGCCCGTGCTGTTGTTGAAGGTCGGCGTGGTCGGGGTCACGGACGTGCCGGCACCGCGGACGACGACCTGTGCAGTCTTGTACTCGGTCAGAGCACCGGACATCCGGGTCTCGATCAGGTACTTGTACTGGTTGTAGTCGATGTCGAAGTCGTCGAACGGGGTGATCTCGCCACCGCGCGTCGCGCCGACCGCGTAGTCAGACGGGTTCACGATGATCATGAGGACTTCGGCGCCGTCACGCTGAACACCCTCGAGGATCGGGACCTCGACGATCTCGTCGACGGCCAGGGCGCTGGCCAAGTCTGCCTTGGTGTTGTAGTAGCGGCGCAGCAGGGCGTCCTTCGCGAGCAGCATGTCCATCATGACGCCGGTGGTCATGTACGCCTTCGGGCCCGAGCCCTTGTAGGTCTCCCGACCCCGCAGGACGGCCTCGATGATGTCATTGCCGTTCGTGTTGGCCGGAACGGTGATGACATCGGTGTAGAACACGTCGTCGTACGCGATGGGGCGGATGTTCGACTCGGTGATCTTGTCCGGGTCGTCGACCTCGCGACCGTCACCCACGAGGATCGCGCGCGCGACCTCCTCGCGGAGCATGAAGCGCATCTCGACCCAGATCCACGCCACGACATCGAAGTCGGTGATGTCGATGATGTCGTCGCGGTCGAGCTTCTGCTTCTTGTAGATGGT